AACAAACACAAGAAACAGAACAAACACAAGAAACACCAGAAAGCGAGGAACTATCTAAAACAAACGAAGAAAACATCACAGAAGATAAATCTAGCAGTGATAGTGTGAAAAGTGGGTTTGAATTGATAGAAGATAATATTATGAGTTTATTTAAAAATGAATAAGCAATAAATACGTACTTTAATAAATATCATATAATAATATATATCATATGATACTTGACTACATTTCATTTCCAGTTTTCATAGTTAGTTTAGCAATTGGGTTGTTATTTGTATATGCTTTGGGAACAGATAAAAAAACAATATATATTTACCCAAGTCCAGAAAATGTAGACAAGATACTCTTCAAGGATAAAGCAGACAACTGTTTTTCATTTCAACAAGAAGAAGTAGATTGTAAAAACGCAGGGGAAATAAGTTTTATTCCAATACAAGCATAGCATAAAAATATAATAGAATAATCTTATGTTATATTAATATATACAATATAATAACAAATGGTATATTTTGGTAAATTCGTACATACAGAAACAGGTAAATTAGTTATGTCTATCCTTTTAGGGTTTGGTTTAGCATCCTTATTTCGCAGTGTATGTAAAGGAAAAGATTGTATAGTATTCCATGCACCGCCCTTGGAAAAAATACAGGACAAGGTTTATAAGAGTGGAGATAAATGTTTTAAGTTCCAAGCAATAGCATCGAAATGCGACAAGAGTAAAAAAATAGTCGATTTCGAATAGTTTTATTGATTTTTCTATTTTTTTGTTTATTTTATTTTATATTTTGTTGAGTTGTATTGCGTAAATAGTATAAGGAAAGGATATTATACTATTTATATTGAATGAGTATGGAAACAACCAGTATTGCGGAGTTACCTATGAACCCAGCAGGATTAGGAGGAGGAAATAATATAGCAATCAAAGCAACCGAAAATAACTATCAAACACAGCAAATGTTCGCACAAGCAGCAGCTCAACAAGGGCAAGGACAACAATATATGCAGTCCCCACCACCTATGCCAGCATTACAACAGTCCCAAGGACAACCACCTATGCAACAAATGCAACAGATGATGCAGCAACAACAACAAATGCCTCCTAGTCAAGGAAGTGTTGGTGGTTTAGACCAGTCCACTATTAATCAACTTGTTATGGGACTTCAACAAGCAAACACTACTGGTGCTACTCAACTCCCATCAAGAGATATTCCACAAAACATTGCTGCTTTAATGCAAGACCCAAATATTCAACCAAACTATATTCCACAACCGCCACAAGGAAACTATGACTATATTTCAGCACAACAACAAGCAGTATCCAAAGAGGACATTTTGCGTGACTACCAAAGAAAAGAGCAACAAACAAGTATGTTAGATGAAGCCTATAATAATATTCAAACACCATTATTACTTGGTGTTCTTTACTTTTTGTTTCAACTACCTGTATTTAAAAAAATGATACAAAAGGTTGCTCCATTTTTTTACAACAATGATGGAAATATTAACCTGAACGGTCTTTTGTTTAACAGTCTTCTTTTTGGCATTATCTATATTACTATTACTACCGCAATGAGTCATTTCAATAAGTTTTAGAAAAAATGTAAATAAATACAACTAGTCACTAATCCAAATTATAATAAGGATTGTCATTAATAGTCATACCACAGTATTCTGTTGGTTTATTCTTATAATCAACTGGTTGATATATTCCAGCCTCTTTTGCGTTTTCAAGTACAAACTTGAAATTTTGCCAAAACTCCATCTTGTGACCAATTGACTTTGTAATAATATGCGACAGTTCATGAAGCGCAACAAATGTCAATGTATTCTCATCTATCAAATCATCATTATCCTTTTTTTTCTTATTCAAACAAAAGGCTAATTTCTCTCCCTTGTTCTCACTATATGCGGTTAATTCGCTAGTAGGTAGCGTCTCACTTATTTTACTAGGATTGAACCCATCTTTCAAACGAATAACGCGCTCGTCTGTAGGCATCTTTTGAACCATAAAATCAACTAATCTACGACACTTTTCAGTGACAGAGGCTAATAGGTTGGCTGCCTTGTCCACTTTCTTGCGATCTCTCACACAATAAGTGTTTCCATCTACACCTGCGATTACACACTTAAGTTGAAAAGCATCAGAATCGTAATACATTTTAATACACACAACTAATACGAAACCAATAACAATATAAATAACTGTATTTTCTGTCATATCATTTGAGAAGGAAAACATGTATACTACTTTGTCTTATATACATATAATAAATAAAATATTACATATATATTTAATAACTATCATATATTTGTCTTGCGAGTTTTCCACTTTTGTGGTCTTCAACCAAATCAAATAGTCTTTTCTCACAAATGTCTATGGATAAGTTTTCCATAATAAATTCTCTTGGACTATAGTTTCCATTGCTAACATTCAATAAAAACTTATCAAAAATAGCATTAAAGTCGTTTGGCGCATAAAAAATCTCTCCACATCTACTATCCCAGTAAGAAGCACTTGTTGCTGGATATGGAAAATAGTTCACACCTTGTTCTTGCGACATATTTTGAACACTCCATACACACAAAGGAACATTACAAGACAATGCTTCTTCTAATGCAAACCCCTGTGACTCATGACAGCCGACCCATATACCATACTTAGACTTTTGAAGGTGTTGTAAAAAGTCTTCTTCTGAGTAACGAGATGTGTAGTCAAATATTCTATATGTTATGTTTTTACTGTTTAAAAAGTTTAAGATGTATTGAAGTTCTTGCGGTTGTCTTCGTTTGTAGTAAACAAATACTTCTGTTCTTTTTTCAAATGGAACATCACTTATAAAATTTTCTGTATCAATACCAAAAGGCAACTTGACAAGTTTTATATTTCTACATTCGACAAATAGTTTGTGTAAAGAATAAACCCAAGGTGACAAAGCATTATATACAAAATTTCTCAAAAATTTATTTTCACTATTATTTTTCAACTCTTTTAATTTGTTATTATCATTTGGAAATACAAAAAAGTGTGGACCAAAAATAAATAATACATTTGGATAAAGTAATAAAGTTTCTACACATATTGGATTACATGCACTTATAACACAGTCATATTGGTTCAAATCAGTATTGTTTAAATAAGTTATATTGTGAACAGTACTTAAAGAAATATTTTTACATTTCATAATTGAGTTCAAATTTTTATGATGCATCCCCTCATTGATAAGTAACACTTTCATATTTCGTTTTATGAGAATGAACATATTTGTTTAAATTGTTTAAAATTGTTTAAACATTTTTATTTTTATTATTCAAAGATACTTAAAAACTTATTGGCAATACAAAACTATATATAACACAACATAACTATGAAAGTTTTTGATGGATGTGCTTGTAGACTAGGAAATGCTTTATTTAGATACTTTGCTAGCTCATTATTTTGTATAGTTTATAAAGGTCAGAGAACATATAATGAAGAGGAATGTAACTATATAGTTACAGAAGAGTTTTACCGTGACTGGTGTAATAAAATTTTATACTCAAATGAATTGTTAAACATAGATACTAATTTAGGTTATAAATTCAATACATTTTATCAAACTGATATTTACAAGTTATTTCGGAATGAGTTAATAGACTGGTGTAACCAACATCAAAACGATACAGTACAACACCATGAACCAAGTTGTCTTTATCGAATTGGTGATTTATTATCCGAACTAGATGACTCAAAAAAATACGACTTTGTTGTTCATATTCGTCTAGAAGATTTTGTTACTTGTGGTGAAAAACTTATTATTCATCCTAAATCCATTTGCGAAGTTTTAGACAAAATAGATACGGAAAAAGTATGTTTTGTCTCTAATAATATAACAACTTTATTTGAACAAAAATATATGGACTACTTCAAGAATAAATACCAACATAAGTTTCAAATTGTTTTTGAAAGCAATGATATTGTAACAGATTTTAAAATAATGAGAAATGCAAAAACAATGGTTTGTAGTTTATCAACACTATGTTGGTGTGCAGGATTTTTATCTAAAAATATTGAAAAAGTATATTTTCCTAAAAACAGATACCACGGATGGTATAATCAGACATTTTCTACGGTTATACAAAATACAGAAACTTATGATAATATTCTATGCAATGAACAAGAGTTAAATTTGTTTTTTGAAAATAATTAAGTTTTTGAATAAAATGTTACAAATAACGGAAAACAAATGTGTTGTATTTGACACAAAGGTTTTGTGTGTGAGTGGTTTATGTGCTGTGGATGGTTCTTTGATTGAACACATATGAGTGTGTATGTTTCTTTTATAATAAATAAAACTATGTGTAATTCTAATTATTTATTATAAGACAAGTATATTTTTTACTGTGGTCCACTTCCAATTTCAAGTGGTGGACGCATAAAGTCATTGGTAATAGTGGACTGGTTCCATGGTCCAGTATAGACTTGTGGATTTGGTGGTTCAGAACGGATTTGTAAGTTGGCGTTTCTTAAACTAGAACCAATAGTATCAATACCAATATGGTAACCAGCTTTTAATAAGTTGACATTCGCAAGATCACCTTGTCCGGATGGGTTTAGTTGGGCCCATTGACTATTCGTATCTTTTGGAAGTAACTCTGATGGGTCTTGAATGGCTCCAGCAGAAGACATATTACTTAATGGGATTTGTGACGGTGTAGATACAGTAGTAGAACCTGAAATCATTGGTGGTTGACTTGCAGAGTTTGAACTCAAGTATTGCTGAGCCATAATGTCGTTTGATTCAAATCTTGAACCTCCACGTTGTGTTAAATAGTTGGCGAATGTGCTAAATGCATAGGCAACGACTAATAAAACTAAAATAATGCCTATTCCGTATTCATTCCAAATCTTTTTTAAAGAGATACTCATTGATTATAAAATTAAATGATAAAATAATTTTTGGAATAGTTATATATTAAATCTTTTTATTAATAAATATGATAATTTATGGTATTTAATTTATTCTATAGTTCTTATAGTTCACCAGTTTTTATAATGTATCCTACAAATAGTACTCATTCTTATTAAACCAACTATTATAAGTCACTATCAGACAAATCACTATTTATTTCACTATCACTATCATTTATATCATTCAACATATATGTTTTCTTAATATTCTTCAGTTCAAGATAAGCTAAAATTGCGTTTTTCTTTGCATCCTTTGCCTTTTTCTTTGCTTCTTTATATAAATCAAAATATACCTGGTTTGGATTTTTCAAAGTAATACTTTCTAAACTATTCATATCACCAGAGTTAGACAAAGATATTCCTATTTCTTTTATTTCTTCTATATCTGGTTCCAAATCTTTTTCTGGTTCTATATCTTCTATGTCAAGGTTAAATATATTCATATCTATATCATTATCTATATCCTTGTTTATATCCTTGTTTATATCCAGATTCTTGTCACTTTCTATACTTTTACTATCTATCACCAAAACCAAATTTTCTTGAGATGAAGGTTCTACAACATCTTCACTACTTTCAAGGATAGTATTTCTAATATCTACATCATCTTTTTGAAGTGTATCCTTTAGTTCTAAATCTTCTTTTGTTTCTTCTAAATCCAAGTCTTCTATTTTCAATACTGATAATAAATCATCATTCAATGGTTTTTGCTCTGGCTCTACACTCATTAGTTCAACTACATTATCTTCATTATTACTAATAGGGTTAGAATAAGGGTTACTAGGGTTTACAGTATCTACATTCATAATATCCGCCTTTTTTTCTTCTGAAACGAAGGAGATATTACTACCCGACTTTTTAATCAAACAACTTTCAAAAATAGCATCTTCTTCCTTAACAATCATAATTTGTTTCACCTCTATTTCAATTTGAAAAGAACGACTGGTGAACTTGATTCCCTGAAACTCTAAAATAGACAATACATTTGTTTTATTTGTGATATCTTTGATAGACACCTGTCTTTCATACTCATCGTACACTTTCACGACAGGCTGATTTGTAACACTATTTATTTTACTATATACTCTAATTAAATAGTATGTGCCTGATTTATAAACCTTAATCGTAGTATTGAACGCTTCTTCTATATCATTCAAAGAAAGTTCATTTTGAAACCACTTGTCTGCATTGGAAAAAATAAGTTGTTGGGAATGCTCCTCTAGTTTTTCTATCCAGTGAATAAAGGTTTCGGAACTGTTATCAAACATAAGGTCACAATGATACTTTTTACCATTTTTTACAAACCCTTGCCTTGTAGTGCTTCTATATGTTTGTATGTAAAGGGGTTTTGAGTTATACAAGTATTTTGTAAAATAGGCTCCTCCTTGTATTACTGTAGGCAAAGAGAGTTTCAACTGAGAAAAATCAAAATCATTATTAGGTTCAATTATATCCATCTGTATATTCTTTATGTCCGTTTTAATGACTAAAGAGATAAAAGATGTATTAATAAGACGAATTATTTTTCCATAATTATTAAAAATGCGCAAAAAATAAAATCGTAAAAAGGAGAATTATAAGTTATAAACACATATATAGTAAAACTAGTTCTTATATTGATATCAAATATTTATGACGAATACAAATACTCCGAATATTAATATAAAAAACTCACTCAAGGATACCATTATTTACCAATGTTTAGACATATTGAAAAGAGAAGATATTAAAAGAGAAATGAAACTTTTATTCCAACCGGTTGTCGAATATATATGGTTTGAAATAAACCCTTATATGAATATAATATTAGCATTTGTATTTATTCTATTTGTTTTAAATCTTGCGATATTAATTATTTTGATATTACTTTTGCGTAATAAAGAAAAGCTTGTGTAAAAATATATTATTTTCTAAACTTATTTATATAAATGGCAACTAGAAAAACTCATAGAAAACACCACCGAAGAGGAGGAAAGTCAAGAAGATATAGAGCAAGAGGAGGATATGCTGGTCCTTATCCTGGAGTCTATTCTACAGAAGGCGCAGGACCTTTACCTGCTGCCGCGGACCCTTCTGGTTATGACGACGCTGGAAGTTGGATGCTTAAAACTGTTGGAAACGTAAATACTCAATTTGGAAACGCTTTTGACCAAAACACTGGTAATTCTTCCAACGGAGCAATTGTCGGTCTTCAAGGACAAGTCGCTGGAAGAAGAAGACATAGAACTAGAAGAGGATGTTCTAGTAACCCACAACCAACAACCGCCCATAAAGGTGGTAAAAGATCAAGAAGACATCATAAAAAATCAAGAAAAGGAGGATTTTTAGTAGAAGCTGCTTTAACAAAAGCCGCCCTTCCTTTATCTATTTTAGCTCTTCAACAAACATACAAAAAAAGACACCATAAATAAAACTATTCTTTATTAGCAAACTATAAAAGGTAAATTAATAATAATAGATGTGTTATTATTAACTATTTCAAATTATTCTACTTCTGTATTGTCTACTATTATATCTATTATATCATCGGTTGTCATATCTTCTGTTTTCATATCTTCTGCCATCATTATTGTGTTCTCAATGTTATAAACATCATCTTCATTACTGCTAGTGCTATATTTATTTTCTTTTATTTCGGTGTCTTCTATTACTTGGTTTGTTTCCTGTTCTTCTTTTACCTCATCACCTATTTCTATCACAAAGTGTTCTTCTTCTTTTGTATTTTGTTCTTCTTCTTTTGTATCTATATCTATATCATTTACTGTCTTATTTTCTTCTATATTATTCATAGGGACCGTAGGTTCATGGGCTTTCTCTCCCGAGTAAGTTTTGCTTATCAAAAAGTTATTTACGTTCTCCGAATAAAGCCGTTTCACCTGTAAGTTTTCAACATCGTTATATAATGAATGAACTTGTGCCCGAATATCTCCACGCATAGAACCTGTGTC